GTCATATACCACCATCTTGCTGTTGTAGAGCTTGAGCGATAACCCGTAATCGCTGCACAGGCTGTAGGCAAATGAAAGGTCTGTCTTTCCGTTTTGGCTTACCGAATCAACACTGATGTCGTCAGCGTCGAATGTCAGCGTAATCCCCGCACTTGCGGTGATATCGTTCAGTATCGTCCTGACGGTGGTCTTCTCCCACGTCCTGCTTTTCTGCTTTACGTTGAAATTGCAGTCCGTCGGGGTGGATATCCCCGACAGGCTGACCGTTTCGGGGAATCCCGAATACGAGAGGGAGTCCACGTTGAACTGTCCGCAGTATATCTTTCCTGATTTGTAATCAGCCGCCCACTCTGATATCTCTATCCACGCCTTGAAACAGTCGGTTTCCAATGGGTAGAAGCCTTTCATCCATTTACCGTCAAGGTTCGACAGGTTCACGGTGAATGTGTCCGCGGAACCCGTGGCATTGTCCTTCCATGTGAAGGAATTGCAGTCATCCGCAATGGTGTCGGTGGCTTCAACACCGTTGTATTCAATTAAGAGTTTTGATTTCATTGTATTCATTGGTTATCCCTCCATGGTGCCGTATTCTCGGCCGCCGCATCATCCGGTATCTCCGGGCACCATACCTTCACGCCCGCCGAAAAGACGTATGTATCCAACAGCTTTCTGTTTTCCTCGGCTCTCAGCAGGGTTTCGATTTTCTTCTCGTCCCCGTAGGTCTTCCAGGCGATATAGTCCCACATATCGCCCTGCCTTGTTGTGTAATAATATCCTCCCATGATATCCCCCTATCCGAATGACACCCTGTTGTTCTCCCTCTGGATTTCGAGTATCATATCCCTCAATTCGTCAAGCGAGAGCGACATCGCGCTCTTCACATCCTCTTTCGAGGCGCTGCCTTGGATTGTGATTGCAGGGCTGTACGATACCTGGATGCCGCCTGATGCCGTTTCGGCTCTGCTGCCGTTGTCGGTGCTTATTGCTTTGAGGATTACGGCATCCCTGCCGGCAATGCCGCCGCTTATGCCGTTTAATATGTCGGTGTCGGTTGTATTGCCGTTTGTGCTTATTCCGTTCAGGATGTCGGTGTCGGTTGCGCTGCCGCTTGTATTTATACCTTCGGGTATGCCGGTGTAAGGCTCGCCTGTCGGGTATGTCCCGAGGAGCTTCCCCGTCTTAAGCCACAGGTCCTTTGCCCTTGGCGTGCCGTCAATGGGGATTGCCGCCTCCGGTGACTCTTCGGCGAATGTCGTGAGGATCGGGCTGTTGTAGATGCCGCCTTTTGCGTTTGATTTGATATCGAAGTATTTCGAGGCATTGTATGTTGTGCCGTAATACCTGTCCATGGCGTTAAGGGTGCCCGTATCATATGTGGTATCAAACCCGATATCAACATTGGCTGACACCTTAATGGGCGTGTTGTATACCTCTAACAAGTGTTTGACCGTTTCGGTGTAGCCTTCGTCAATCACGGGTTTTGCATAACTGGCTAAATCCCCGTAATAATCGTTCACGAACTTTTTAATGTTGCTGTCATCATCCGCCTCATCAAGGATTTGATTTGCTATATCCTCACTTAATGTATTACTTATGTACGTTCCATCCGCTATCGACTGCAGGCGTTTTACATTTTCAATAGCCGCAGACACAGCCGCCTGTGTCTCCTCGTCGAGGCTGTCCCAGTCTTCCTCCGCAAGGTCGTATAGTGATTCAATAGTCGGTTGCATATTTTCTAATAATTCTTCTACAGAACCCCTTAACGCATTGCCCGTTTTCCCATCAGTAATCTCGCTAATGATTGATTCCCATAATTGTTGTGGCCTTTCCGACCATTCAGTGTCGGAATCGTCATATTTATCGATTGCATCCTTGATTGCCTGCTCATAGGCAGTACCGTAACTCTCGTTTATGGTGTTAAGCTCAAATGTGAGAGCCTTCATTTCCGTCTGGGCTTTCTGGTTGGCGTATTCCTTGTTTAAATCAGCTATGGCGGTGTTGTACTCATCCTCTGTGAGTGTCCCGTTTCCGTTGTCATATGCCGATGTTATAGCCTGGTAGTTTTTGACGAAAGCCTCACTGTAGGTATCCATAGCCTCGCTTACCTGGTCGGAAAGTTCTCTTTCAAGATTCTCATAGCTGTCAACGTCAAGTTTGATTCCTGAATATTCCTGTCCAAAAAGTGCAAGCTGCGCCTCCATCTGTCCCGCTGCAAGCTTGCTCTGTATCTCCGCCATCTGCCTCTGGATTTCCGAAATCTTCTCTATCTCGTCTATTTCCAGCAATCCGTCATTGAATGCATCCGTGATGGCCTCGTTTAGTGACGTGCCCAGTGCGGACAGTTCGTCATATTTATCCGAATAAAATGCATTGACCTTGGTGACAATGTTGCTGTCCTCCAGGTTGCCCTCGTCATATGCGAGTGAAAGGCTCAGCTGTACCGCATACTGTTCCTGCAGTGCGTAATCCTGTGCCGCTTTCGAATAGCTCTCTATTGCAGACTTGTAATCTTCAGCTTCATCCTCCGACAGTTCAAGCCCGATTGAAACCTTCCATTTGTACTTGTTGAGTGTGTCTACAGCCTCGTCTATCTTGTCCTGATACTGGTCAAGCTCGCTGAACTCTTCGAGTGCATCAAGCACGCCCGACAGTGACTCGCTTCCTACAATCTGGCTCGCCACACTTTCAATTTCTGAAAGGGAAAGTGCAATATTGCCGAAGCTGTTCTCCAGATATGCATCCTTTGCCGCCTCTGCCAAATCCTCAAGATGCCCCGCTAGTGCCCCTATCGCTGCCGCACCCAGGGTGAACACTGTCAGTCCCGCTGATAAAGGATTGGTGAGGAACTTTGCAATCTGTATCCCGGTGTGGGCCGCCTTGACAGCCGCAATCTGTACCGCCACGGCCTTGATGGTGCCCGTGATGGCGCTCTTATTCCTGACAATCCAGCTGAGTGCGTTTATGCCGTTCTCCCAGAGTGACTCTATTCCGTCCTCGACCCCCTCCAATGCATCCGCCAGTTCCCTTTTATGGACCTCGGCAAACTCGGTGAGTGAATCCGTGACCTCTGGAAGCCTGGCTGCAAGCCAGTTCACAAAATCCCTTGCATCGTCGGAGAAGACATCGACGAACCTTATCTGCATGTCCTGCTTTGCGGAATTAAGCTTTGCTTCGGCGTATTCAAGTGTATTGGTTGTGGTTTCATACATCTTGCGGAGCGAGCCGTTGCTGTCCTCCACCTGTTCTTCGAGCAAATCCCATGCGGATTCAGTTCCGTCAGCCGCCTCACGCACCCCTTCAAGCAGGTATTCAAACTGTGAGTAGTGGTTCGTCCCCGCAATTTTCTTAAGGCTCAGCGCCCGCTGTTCATCAGTCAGGTCGGATAATGCCCCGTCAATCAGCTGCAGGCTTTCCTTCCAGCCGATAAACTCACCGTTGTCATCCCAGATTCTGACACCCAGGTTGTCCAATTCACTTATAGCCTGTGTGTTGCCTGCCATTCTTACCATAATGGCGTTCAGGGCTGTTCCCGCCTCCTCCGCCTTGGAGCCGTTGTTTGCCATGATGCCCAGCGAGGTGATTGTATCGTCAAGGCTTGCGCCAAGCACCCTTGAAGCACCGCCCGTCTTTACCAACGCCTCCATGAGCTGTTCGGACGTGGTGTTGGCGTTGTTGTTGGTGGTGACGAGCTTGTCCATATAATCATTCAGCCCGTCAACGCCCAGTCCCAGCGCACTCATTGAGTCGGTCACAAGGTCGCTGGTGGTCTGCAGTTCCGCGCCTGTGGCGGCTGCCATCTGGAGCATTGGCGTCAGACCTTGGATTGAATCCTGCACACTCCATCCCGCAAGGGACATATACTCTAAAGCCGAAGCGGATTCCTCCGCCGTGTATATGGTGCCGCGCCCCGCATCAAGCGCCGCCTCCTTCATTGCCGTGTATTCCGCCTCTGTAGCCTCTGAAATGGACTTGACGGTCGCCATTTCCTGCTCGAATCCTTTATAGGTATCCACAGCCGATGATATGGCTGCCGTAGCCGTGGCTGCCGCAGCTGTAACACCCGCTGCAATGCCTGCGGTTATCTTATTGGACAGTGAGTTGAACCCGTCAAGCCCCTGTTCAGCCTGGCTTAATGTCGTCTTCCAGCTTGCGGAGGCGGATGCCCCGAGCTTCAGTTCCAGTTCATATGTGGTTTTCTTTGCCATGGTGCATCCCCCCTACCTCTTCCTTCTGCCTTCCATTCTGCGCCTGTCCTCCCCGTCAATCTCGATGATTTCCTCAACCAGCTCTATAAACCGCCCGATCGGCATGTTCATCAGGTATTCCATGGAGCTGCCCAGCCTCATGGACACCCTCACTGCGGTCTTTTTCAGGTTCTTTGCCAGGTCGTCGCCCGCGCCTAGATGTATAAAAAATACACTGCCACCCTGGACTTAACAGAGTCCATATCCTTCCATTTAAGGCTGTTGAAGAATTCGATTGGGAGGTTCGTCACCTTCATTGCGATGTGCTTTGTATACGTGTAATCCCTGAACTTGTCCGTAGGGTGGTGTCTGAGTTTGTCCATCACCCTCTCGATGTATTCCGCATCGGCTGTCGTCAGGTCTTCAAGGCCGCTTAAATCAACCTCGCTGATTTTTTCCCCCTCGAAGTCGTATGTCTGTGTCAGCTTTACGACATAGGGAATCTTGTCGTTTATATTGCCGTCATCTGAATCCCTGCCGGTGACGTCCGCTGAGGCTTCCAGTTCCGCTCTGGCTTCCTCCTCATCGTTTGATTCCAAATTGGTGTTTTCTTTGTTCATTGTTTCTCCCTCCTGGAAATTAAGTTATCCCCCGCACGGGTTAAGCCGTGCGGGGATTATTGGTTAAATGTAGTCCTGGATTGTCGATGTAAGGTCAACCCCGCCGATGATTGCGCGCCCGTTCAGCTTGTCAATCTCGGTCACAACCTCGCCGTCAATAACCTCTTTGTAGTAGCACACTTCCTTGGTGACGCTCGGCTTGCCGTAACCGCCGTTTTTCAGTATTCCGTAGTTGATGCCCTTTGTCATCCCTCGTACCGTGATTGTGCGGTTTTTGAATGACTTTGTGGAGTCCTTTGGGTTGATGAACTCCTGCGCGCTCCTCATAATGAGCGGCACATTGTCCTGCGAGGCGATTTTAAGGGTGTCGGCTGAAATATTTGAAAACGGGATTTCCATTTCCACGCTCTTGTACTGTCCGACCGCCGGTGAGTCAATCTCACCGCCCGCACCCGCAAGGTTTATGGTTTCGGTTATATTCTGGAAGTTGGGGAGTGTCACCTCGTCGGTCACACCGATTAGCTTGTCCGCCGCCGAAGCGGTGCCGGCGTATACATTAAAAGTATTGATTTTATCAGGTATATATCTTTCCATTATTCATCACCCCCGTTAAGTGCATCCTCTAAAATCTGTGAGTTCCATGTGAACGTGTTCTCAATGGATTCAAGAGGCGTGTAGTCGGCATACCTGGTCTTAAACGTAAACCTGCCGTCAATAATGTTGGCTGTAGGGTTCTCGTCCTTGTCGAATACAATCTCAGCGCCCGCCAGATAGTCGGGTACAAGTGCGTTTAAATCCGCATTGAAGTTTGACACGATGGAATCCACCATCTTGCTGCTTCCGTCCTTGCCGATAGCCGAAAGGTATTCCGTCTTGAATCGGTTTTCGAGGTAGTTGCATACCATCACGCACTTGATGAATCTGTTGTTGGGGTCGGTGTTGTCAGGGTAGGCTGTTGTATTGTTACCCCAGCACTTCCAGCCTCCAAGGTATGCGAACGATACGACACCGTATGCATTCAGGTAATTGTTGACCTGCTTTATTGTAAGGTGGAGCTCCCTGCCGCCCTCCAGGACGACACCGTCAATCGGGATTGACTTGTTGTCGGGCGAGGTAGGGACATCCGCATTGCCCGAGGTGATTGACTGCAGGGTTGCGGCCACTGCTGCCGATGCATATATCTCATTGCCGCCCATGATGACCTTTGGCCAGCAGAGCACCGTCCACCTTGTAAATGTGCCGAGTGCATTCTTTGCATCCTTGACATCCTCGATCTTTGTGGTCGTCTCGGACTCCAAATCGACAACCGCAATGGCGCTTGTAAGCTCCCCGATAAGCTCCGCCTTGGCTTCCAACGCGGCTGCCACACCGGCGCCCTTTGAATATCCGGGTGCGGAAATGATATTGGGGACGTAGCCGAATTTGCTGTACACCTCGTCAATAAGCTCGATGCCCTTCCTCACTCCGTCGCTGGTTATCCCGCCGATGATGTCGCTTTCCGTCACCCCCGTGGGTTCCAGCTTGGTATAGGCAATCGTTAATTTGTCGGCATTGCCGAATGCACCGTCACTTGTTACAGCGACACTGACGCTGCCGTCTGTTGCAAACTCTGCGACATAATCCGTGTCAATCACACCGACCGTGTCACCGCTTGACACCACGAGGGTCTTGAGCAGTACGCCCTTGTCCTCTATTACCGTGCCGCCTTTTGTAAGCTCGTACTCCGTCCCTGCGACAACGCTCACATGCTTCGGATTGCCCGGGTCCAATACGTTAATCATCACGACGGGCGCCGTGCCCACCTTCATCAATGATGCGAGCATTGTCTGCATGAGTGTGTAACCGGCGTAATCAGTGCTTATTCCGAGCGAGCTTTTGACCTCGCCCCTGTTCTTGACGAGGAAGAGTTTGTTGACTGCATCCTCCGGATTGTCCAACAGGTTGATTGGCGCGGTGCCGACCGCCACCTGCACGCCCGCCGCCTGGGTGGTCTGCACCGAAATGTCGGAATCCCTGCTGGTTGTTATTCCATGTTTATAATCTGCCATGTCTGCCTCCTTCTGTTTTTTGTAATTTTAAATAAGTTAAATTGTAAAATGAACCCTCCCTGCGGAGTTCCTTTTTAACTTCCACAATATTTTCCATCTCCACGAAGAGATGCCTTGCAAGCGGGCTTACCCCGCACGCCTCCTCTATCACCCTGTCGGGGTGGTAGGTGAATATCTGGTTCTTGCGGACGATGCCTTTCAGGTCGGGTCCCAGGTACATTGTGCTCATATCAGCTCCTCAATCCCTTCCATATGCGCCTTGGGCAGTTTCCATTTCGTGATGTAGTCGCACTCGTAATAATTGGGTGGGCATTCCTGGTTGAAACGCTTGTGGCGTTCCTCCTCCATTTCATACCTGCCCGATATGATGCCCTTCTTCATAAAATGGAGGTCTGTCTGGTTCATGAGGTTTGCCAGGATAAGGTTGCCCTGGTGCTGTTCCTCGTAGAGCGTTATGCTCATCAGCATATGGACGGTCACGATCCACCTGCCGTCCTTGTCGGTGTCCTCGTCGTCAAGCATCACGATGATGTAATCCTCCTGCTCCTCATCGGCGCCATCATCCTTATAGGGCTTTTCCTGGGTGTAGACGTTTAAATCCTTCCATGCCTCCCCGTCAAGCTTTTTGAGGCTCTGTTCCTCCAACAGTGTCTTAAGCTCATGAACCAGCGCCCTTTGTAAATCCAAATCCGTCATTTAACCGCCCCTTTCAGGACCATTTCAATCTCATGTTCGAGCCTCTTCTGGAACATCGGACCAGCCGAGTTGTTGAACTGCGAGATAATCCTGTCGTTCTTCAAAATCTGCGGTATTGCCGACGCCCCGACACCCACAAGCGCTGAATCACGGGACGTGGTCTTGCGCCTGAACAGTCCTACAAACTCACCGTTCTCACCGCTTCTAACCCTCTGTATAAATGGTTTGTTTTCGCCTGAGAGCTTAGTCTTTCCATGCCCTCTTTGCACTGCTGCCCTGTATATCTTCACATTGGGTCTTCCGCCCCTCCAGGATATCCTTGTGGAGGGGGTTACTGCTTTTTTGTTGTTCCAGAGGAAGAGGTTCCTGTGCTGCCCCGTGTAGTCAAGGGTTGCCGTCGGGTTTGATGCGGTTGCCTTGGTGATTTTAAGTACTTTCGTACTGTTGACATCCTTCTGCGTGACAAGGTAGTCCTTTTTAGCCTCCCTGGCTATCGCCGTCTTACCCGTCGTATAGGATCTGTTTGCAGCCCTCGCTATTACCCTGCCCGACTGGTCGGCAAGCGCCCCCAGCCTTTTTTTGACTTCCGCCTCGTCAACATATATGGTCGTGTTTAACATATCGTATCTCCTTATACGGCATTGATGCCCACGGTGAGTGTGTATATCCCGTCCGTGTGGCTCACCCCTTGGACGAAGTATTTCCTTCCGTCGAGTGTAATCATTGAATTGACCGTGACTTTTTTCCTCAGGTCCGTATCCCTTGCGTAGATTACGTAGCCGTGTTTGTTGACGGCTGTTTCCTTCGGGTTTATTGCGTTTGCAGCGTGTCTGTATCCCGCCGACTCCTCCGCCCTGATTTCGGTCAAAACAATCGTGCATTCCACACCGTCAATGTTGTGTACGGTCCCGAAATCGTCAATGTCAAAATAGGCGTTTTTGAGGTCGTCGGCAAAAGCCTCTTTAAAGTTCATCCGCAGCTTCCTTTTCTTTTTCCTTGTCCTTCCTGCCTTCCTTGACGGTGATGTACCCGCCCCTCTGCATCCACTCTATATCAGTCTTGGACAGCCCCGTCACGGTCTGCCCCGCATGGTACAGCCTGCCGCCTGAGCGGATTGTGGAATTGGCTGTTATAGTCATACTCTCCACCTCCGTTAATCAGCATAGGTATCATTCTGGTACTGGATTACCTTGGACTTAAGCTCCTCAAGCTTTGCATCCTTCGTCAGACCGCTTAGACCGATTGACTCCGCATACGAGATGACGTCAGCCTTTGCGCCCATAGCCCTTATCTCGTCCTCCGTCTTGAGGTCCACGCCCTCTGTCGCGGGTTCGTCAGTATCGACGCTGTTGTCAGCCTCGTCCTGGTCTTTTGCAATGTCATCATAGATGTTGGCCACAAGCCATCCATCCCAGTCAAGCGGATATGGGATAGGTCTTGAGAACATCTGCACCTCCATCATGTTGTCGTTTTCATTGACAACGGTCCTGGGCACAATCTTCTCGGCATATGATACAAAGCCGCCGTTCTTTACAAATGTAACCTGCGCATATACGGTTGTACCCATTCCAGGGTGGAGGAATGCAATTGTCCCCTTTGGAAGCATCTCCTTAATCTGCCCGTCGAGGTCCTCATATACCTCGTCATACGTGAACAATGTAAAGATAATGCCGTTGACGTTGATGTTGCCATTGCAGGTAACGCCTTCTGGAAGCTCCTTCTGGTCTATAACGCCCGTATTGACATGGAGCTTGTCGTAAAAGTCAAGGAAGTCCTTGTCAGTCATCAAGTCCATAGACACGTCGCCGGTCATTACGATGTCTGTAGCACGTACGCCTCTTTTCTTGAGCACGCTGGCAATCTTGTAAAACTCCTGGATTTTCTCAGCGGCCTTCATATCACTCCAAGCCTTTGTGAACTTGTATTTGTTCTTAAATTCGTTTCTGTAGAACTGGAGAATCTGTGTCTTTGGATGCGTGTCATTTGCCGCATCATTGGCGTTTGCATAATGCTTCATCAAAATTTTTCCCGATGTAATGATTTCCGTACACATAAGCTCGTGCCTTCTAAAGATTGCCTTCCTCAAATCATCCATGTGCTCAGCCTGGATTTCATTCTCCCTCTGTGCCGGTGTCCTTCCAGACTCTGGGGATTCTCCAAAAGCCTTCTTTGCAAGCTCCTCCGCTGTAATTGGCATCTTTGGCGCTATGAACGGGGCGTCAACCTGTTCCGCTATATAGCCCTCGGAATCCATCACGATACCGCCTACCACGGGTATCACGAAAGGCGCGACCTTTCTGTTGCCCTTCTTGGTTTCAATAAGGGCTTTCTCTGAATAGAAAACTTTGCCGTCTGGAAAATAGCGGTTCTTGAAGAACTGGGATACCGGATACATTTTCTTGACGGCGTTGATTAATTTAACTGTTTCGACTACCATGTTTTTCTCCTCCCTATTTAAGATAGATGCCCTTTCCCCTCAGGGCTTCTTCATCAGCGGCGGATATGTCGCTGTCTGTTACGATTTCGCTCTTGCGGAACGTGCCGCTGATATATGCCTCCACCACAATATCCGTGTCATCCGAACTGTAGCTTGTGGTTTCAACTGATATTGCACTGGCTTCGTTGTCATCAGCCTTCTTAGCTGAATAAACGCCGTCCTTGCAATATAAGAGCTGACCCCGCCTGATAACGCCCTCTTTGTCAGATGTCACGGACACCTGGACTGTAGTGGCGTCAATTGGATGCTTTGAATCATAAATGAGCTTATCCCTCTTAACTGTATAAGCCTCTCCGTTTAAAAGCGCCATCTTATTTACCTCCCTTTAGATTGTTAATGTGTGCTGCCATTTCGTCAGCCTCGTTGTCCGGCTCCTGTCCTGCATCTGGTGTGCCGATTCCGACGTTGTCCACGCCCGAATCACTCGAATCCCTCAAGGCATTCTGCATATACGCCCCTGCAAGTTTGTCCCCGTTCACCATTGCCTGGTATGCGAGCGTGGGACCGTCAAGTGGTTTCTCGCCATACTTGGCTTCGTTTAGTGCCTCAGCCTTGACTGTTGCCGCGATTGCATCGAGGGATTTGATTCGCTCCCTTTCGGAATCACG